CGACCATAGCGTTTCATGAAGTCTCTGAAAGTGAGAAAATTGATTTCACAACCTTCTCTCACACTACCATCAAAATCGTCACCATAAGTATATTGGCAACGTCATCCCTGTAAGATTCCCTCTCAGGGTATTTTTCAAAGTAGTGCATCCTACTGTACAAGCTGTTATTGTTACCATTAACTTGTACAGTGAGTGAGTTAGCTGAAGGATTGATACTCGTCAGTTCCAGAAGTGTTCCATTCCAATCAACAATAGGATGGGTCAAATCCGCAACCATGGCTTTCATGATCCGAATATCTTCCGGTGTATAACCTCCGTACTCCACTGATGCTTCAGCTAGCTTAATGTAATTACGATACGTCTCATGTGTAATTTGAGATGTCGTCTTAACATCATATTTGCTGTAATCCCATGCAATTGTTCGCTCCTTGCCATATTTTTCAGCGTATGACATCAGATCGTCCCATTGACGACTGAAAGCATTAACACCAACGGCGCATTCGGACTCAATAGGATATTGTCCTTGAAAACGTACAAATGCCAGGAAAAACATGCGCACAGCAATAGTAAAGGCTACAGGTCCGCACTGGAACACTCTGACCTTAGTGGATCCCTCTTCTGTTGGGGTATCTTTCAAGACACTCCTAAAAACGGGATAAGCACGATAACCATTTTGCCAACACTCCATCATCCTAGCTAACTCATCCAATATACACTGATGGGGTATCCTATCAATAAGGACTCCTTTGTCATCGTATACATCAGTGAAGTAATTCTCCTTTCTGCCCATTATTGGGAAACCCATACTCGTAGTCATCACGATTGCATCCAGGAATCTCTTCCCAGGGATACCTAAAATAGCTTCCTTGAGTGTAAGTCTCCTAAAAACATCCCTTTTTGTATAAGAAGGTACAAGGGGCAAGAGTGGTTTAAGCCAATCCTCGGAGGCCCGACGAAGGAGTTTTGGAGGGTAATGGTGTTCAGGTTGCGCTAAATGCTCTAAATTTTCATTAAAGGGACGCCAATTGGGTAACATTTGTGGCGGTCCATAGCGCTTACGCACATCAAAAATCTTGATGACATGCGGCTCAAGTATAGAAGGTTGGACTTCCGATTTCGCTTGAGCTCG